TAAAGGTAGGACTGGAGTGTACTCCGAAAAAACATTAAGAAAATGGAGTCAAAATAGGGAAGGCAAACAAAAAGGAGAAAACAACCCTGCTTGGAAAGGTGGGGTTACTCCTTTAAATAATTTAATTAGAAAAACTAAAGAATATAAAGACTGGGCAATTAGTGTTTATAAAAAATGTAAATATATTTGCCAAGAGTGTGGAATAAAATGTAAAGCTAAAAACATCATTGCTCATCATATAAAATCTTTTACATATTTCCCAAAATTAAGGTTTGATATTAATAATGGAATAACCCTATGTAGAAGTTGTCATATAAAATATCATAATCTTATAGGGGAATAGAAGGTTAGGGGATGACCCTCAAATCCCCAGTATTTTTTAAGGAGTGCTTATGAAAATACAATTAGAAATTCCCGATGATGTATTTGAAGAATTAAGTTACCGCAACCTATATTTAATTGCTGGGATTGAACCTATTGCCTTCAAAAATAGGGATGATAAGTGGAAAATCAAGACCAGTGCTTGTTCTATGTGTGGCAAGTGCTGTAAAAAACTAAAGGAAGGTTTTACTTTTCCCATAGTTAATGAGCAATGTGTTTATCTTCAAAATCCTGCTGGCTTTGGTGATAAATGGATTTGCAGTTTGGGGCTTAATCGTCCTATAGGTTGCAGTATTGCTAATTTTACCACTGATTATTGCACTGTAAAATATGAATATGTGAAGGGATAAATCATGCTTATAAGATGTTGCTCTTGTAAAAAAGAATATGATTTAGAGGGCAATATCTTTGAATATGAAAAGGGTTCAAGGTATCCTATTTTAATTTGTCCTTATTGCGGGCTTCGACACGTAATAAATTTTATGCTCTTTGACAACAAAATAGAGAAATTAAAAAAAATAGAGAAGTTAGACTTAACTCTATATTATCCGTCTTTAGGTGCTTCAAGGATTGCAGATGCCAATAGGGTTGATAAGTCTCTTGCCGATGATGTGCCTGTAACAGGTTGGGATAAAACAAAGGATTTTATTTTAGCTACCAGAATTTATGGCTCAAAAGGTACTTACAACTATGCCTATACTTTAAAATGGAGAAATGTTACCGATGGCGGATCTTTTGCTGCGGTAGGGGCAACGGGAGAAATATCTTATTCTGCTGCTACTGACCTTACCGATGGTGGGGCAGTAACAACAAAAATTTGTGGCGCTCAAACTAACTATACTTGGCAAAATGGTTTAGCCAGTGAAGGGGATAATATCCTACCCGATACAGGGACATTTGCCCTTCTTGATGAATATTATACCGAATTGCAATGGGCTTTAGATTGCGATGGTGCTCACGATGGGGATGTATATGAATTTGCATTATATACCAATGCAATTGCCATTGGGACTTGTCTTGCAACACTGGGAGTAACTTGGGATTGGATTTCTCCGACTGGATTTGTTGATGGCGATAATAAATGGAATACTGAAGCCAATGCTTATGATGAAAATACAGATACATATGCTCAAAGTAGTGTACCCGCTACTTCGTGGAGTTCATATTTAGAGCTTAAACATTCTGCTATAAGTTGTTCCAAAGTAAGATTTTGGGCGGATTATAGTGATTCAGGTGTGAATAAAATAAGTGTAGATGTTTATTATGGTGGTGCTTGGGTTCTTGTTTATGAAGGTGCTTACACCGATAGAGTATGGATAGAAAAAGAAATTCTTACTGGTACTCAAACAGTAACAGCAATGAGGGCTAAATTTTACAATATTAATGTTGCTGCCCGAAATGTAGTATTATACGAAGTAGATTTTTGGGGAGTGGCGGCCTTAACAGTAATTAACATTGCGGCAATCCCTGGTGTAACCGTACCAGTAACAGATGCCATTCCAGTAGCCACAATAACTGAAACAGCTCAATATACAGGAACTGTTACATGGAATCCTGCACACAATCCCTTTCAAGGGAGTACAATCTATACAGCAACGATTACCCTTACAGCAAAAGCAGGATTTACCTTAACAGGTGTAGCTGAAAACTTCTTCACTGTAACTGGAGCAACGACAGTCACTAATCCTGCTAATTCAGGCGTAGTAACAGCAATATTCCCGGAAACTGTAGCAGCAGGCGACTTTGAATGTGTAGGGACTGGCTCATTCGCTTATTCGGGAACAGCCACACAATCTCATTCAAGATATTATCTCACGACAGCAGAAGGTCAATTTGCTTACTCTGGTAGTGCCACACAAGTATATTCAAAAGATTATCTAACCTCTGGAAGTGGTGAATTAGCCTTTTCTGGGGAAGTAGTTCAGATTCATACTAAAGACTTTAGTTATATCACAAGTGGGAATTTCACATTTAATGGTATAGGAATTTATACTTTAGGATTTGTTTATATAGGAAGCGGAATACTAACTTATTCAGGAGAAGCAGAACAGTCTTATACTAAAGACTTTGTCTATATAGCAGACGGAACTCTTACTTTTAGCGGTGCCGGAACTTATCTTTTAGGATTTGCTTATACGAGTAGTGGAACAATTACCTACTCAGGAACTGCAACGGTAACGGTTGGTTTTACTTACATAGGAAGCGGAGAATTTGCCCATTCAGGCAGCGCGATAACAACAATTGGCTTTGCTTATATAGGGAATGGAATACTAACCTATTCTGGTGAAGCGACTCAATCCTTTATCTTTAATTATTTATATAGTGGTAGCGGAGAATTTACTTACTCCGGGACTGTAACCTTAGTTTATACAACAGATTTTCTCTACACAACAAGTGGTAATTTTGTATTCAGTGGTTCGGCTTCTTATTCAATCGGTTCAGAATTTTCTTATGTAGGCAGTGGGAAATTTGTCTATTCAGGAACAGCAACCCAAATCCATACCCGGGATTATTTATATACAGGCAGCGGTGGATTTACTTACTCAGGAGAGGCAGTTCAGTCTTATACACTTAATTTTGAGACAGTAGGAATTGGCTCTTATAGTTTTAGTGGTTCAGGTTCTTATATTTTAGGGATATCTTACATAGGTAGCGGTCAATTTGTTTATTCGGGTAATGCAGTAATAACGATAGGGTTTGCTTATTCGGGCAGTGGAGAATTTATCTACTCAGGTGAAGCAATCCTAATTTATATACCTAACTATTTGTATGTAGGTAGTGGGATGCTTATCTATTCAGGGACTGCAATTATAGGGGCAGTTTATGAGTATGAGTATATAGGCAGTGGACAGTTTATATTTAGTGGAACTGCCTTTCGATTTAGAGAAATCATAATTTTTCCTTCTCATATAACAAAAGAGATTATATTAAATTCGAAAATAATAAAAGAAATTATTCTTAATTCTAACATAATAAAGGAAATTGCTTTTAATTCTAATTTAACAAAGGGGATTACTCTTAATTCCCCAATTACGAAAGAGATAATATCACCTTCAAAAATTGATCTGGAGGAAGACAAATGAAAATATATAAAAATGATATAGGTACAAAAATCATATTAAATGCGGGATGTAATATAGCCACAGCTGATGTTTTAAAAATATTATATTCTAAACCCGGCAAAACGAGGATAGAAGGGGAGTGGAATGCTTCACCAGAGGGAACGAATTATGTATATTATATTACGCTGGCGGGTGATTTAGATGCTGTGGGAATTTGGCATATTCAATTATATATAGAATCACCAAATTGGACAGGATATGGAGAAATAATTGATTTTGAAGTTCATGATAATTTAGATTAAGGAGGGATCTATGGATAAAGAAATAAAAAAGGTAATAGGAAGATTTCTGATTGCCTGGCAAAAGAAAAATTGGGTGAAAATGGCGAAATATACCCAATTGACCTGGAGGGGAACTTTCCATAAAAATAATGCCCGGCGGTTGGAAAGTTGGTTTGGATTAAAGAATCTGGAAAAATGGGAAATAATAAATATCAAGTTTGTAGGAGATGCCTGCAGAGATATTTTTGTTAATATTGATTATGGAAAAGGGATAAAAAAGATAAGGGCAAGGGTTATTTGTGAGACCGGACCCTATAAACCGGATATAAAAGGGAACTGGGGAGTCAATCCTATAAGCTGTTTAAAGGAGAAATAATGGAAAAACCAAAGTTATCAATTTGTATGATCGTTAAAAATGAGGAAGCCAATCTACAAAGATGTCTGGATTCTTTTCTACCTATCATTCAAATGAAAGATGATGAAACACTAAAACCACTTACTGAGTTGGTTATAGTAGATACAGGATCAACAGATAGGACCGTAAATATTGCCAAAAAATTTACAGACAAGGTATATATCAAGGAATTTATCCCCTGGGATTTTAGTAAAGCCCGCAATTATGGGATCGGAAAGGCTACCGGGGATAAAATTATGTCGGTGGATGCCGATGAAGAACTCAAACATAAATGCTTATACCCATTAGAGGATATAATTCTGAACCCGAAATATAAGGAGCCAACAGTATTTGTAAATTTATATAATTATTATACCAGGGATCTAAAGCAATATTCGGAAATGATACAACCAAGAATATTTCAAAATGAGAAGGGCTTCCATTATGAACAGGCCGTCCATAATAAACCGATCTGCAAATCCCCTTATCTTTTTGCCCCTCATATAATTTTTAATCATTATGGATATATTTTTCAGGGGGAAAAGGGCGAAAAATTATTAGATAACAAAATGGCACGCAGTTTGCCAATGCTCCAAAAAGAGTTTGAAGAACATCCGGATAATCTGCATAATTTAACCCATTTGGTAAAGACACATTATGTCACCAGAGATTTTAAAAATACCATTAAATACGGTGAGATATGGATAAAAGAGATGAGAAAGGCAAATTATAATGAGGGCTGGAATGCCTTTCTTGAAGTTTTTGTTAATCTTACAGGATCTTATTTGGCTCTTGATGATATAAAAAATGTGGAAAGAATAGAAAAAGAGGCCTGTCATTATTCGAGCAGAATAACTCAAATATATTTAATGCTGGGGAATTATTGGACCGGCAGGGATAATGAAAAGGCAAAAAATTATTTTGAGATTGCACTCGATATTTGCAGAACAGAGGGGAGTCTATATGAACGATTATTAATTAATAATGCAAAAATAGTTTTACCGGAAATTCTCAATTGGCTGGCTATTTATGAATTCGAGAAAGGGAACTATGAAAAAGCAGGGGAATATATGAATTTGGGAATCGGGTTAAATAATAGTAGGTTGCCCATCAAATGGAGTATCTGGGAGGCAACCGAGAAAACAAGAGAAAGATTAAAAAAGGTGGAATAAAATGGCACTAGAAACCGGAGGTTCGCTTTTTTGGCGGACAAAAATCGATAATACGGGATTACAAACAGGAGCAGTCCAGGCAAAGGGAATATTACGCACTTTAACTCGTAGTATAACCGGGATGGACATCTTTGCCGGCTTGGGCATTGGGGCTGCTTTAGTTTTTGCGAAAATAACCAAACAAGCCTACAATTTCTCCAAAGAATTTGAAACTGCAATGAAAGAAGTTCAGACAATCTCAAAAGCTGTTCAAAATGACTTCAAAGGCATGTCTCAAGAAATAATTGATATGTCGAAAACCGTTCCCGATAATGCCCAAAAACTAACCAAAGCACTCTATCAAATTGTGTCTGCTGGCTATGACGGAGCTAAGGCTATGGAGATATTAAAAACCTCTGCTGAGCTTGCTGTGGCTGGTGTGACTGATACATTCACAGCTGCTGATGCAATGACTTATATTATGAACTCTTTCGGTGAAGCTGCTGGAGATGCCGAAAATATTGCCGGAAAACTCTTTATGACAGTTAAGTTGGGAAAAGTACGTATGGAAGAGTTAGCCCCGTCAGTATCAAATATCGCCGGGATGTGGGCACAGGCTGGCGGGTCTTTTACTGATTTGATGGCTTCTATTGCTACAGGTGTTAAATCACTCCCTATTGATATTATGACAACAGGTATTAGGGGAATTTTGGCAGCAATTATATCACCTGGCCAAGAAGCTAAAGATATGATTAAAGAATTAGGTATTGAATTTGATGCTGCTACTTTAAAAACTAAAGGATTTGCATATATATTATTAGAAATGCAAAAGGCTGTTGGTGATGACGTTGATAAAATGGAAAAACTCGCAGCCATTTTCCCGAATATCAGAGGCTTGATTGGTGCATTGGCACTTGACGCAGACAAATATACCGAATCATTGAATGCAATGGCACAAGGGACAGAAGAATTTAAAAATGCTACAAAAACCATGATGGACACTACCGAAAATCAATGGGCAATTATGAAGAATAATATAATGGCAAAGATGAAACCTCTCGGGGATAGCTTGCTCGCATTTATGAATAATATAGCTCGCGGAATTAACCAATCGATGAGCGGAGCTAATGATGAACTTTCGAAATTGGCAAGGACTTATTCGGAACTAACTGATACATTACGGAAAAAACAAAGCAGAATTGATGATTTAATTACTACGATAGAAGGTTTGAGAAGCAAAACAGAACTCACCAGAGAAGAAACAACTCAATTAAAAGCTGCAGAAGAAGCTTTGGCGATATATTATCCTACTTTTGGAAAGGCTGTCGGAGATGCTGCCGGCAAGATTGATATTCTCACTTTAGCTAAACAGGGTTCTTATGATTTAAGCATAAGGATAATGGAATTAGAACTGGCACAGGCGGACATTGAAAATCGCCGGGCAAAATTAGCGTCGACATTATATGAAAGAGAGGAAGACGAAGGTAAAAAAGAAATAAACAGAATTAAGGGACAGATGATAATTATAGAAAAATTAACAGAATATGAAATTGCTGGTGTGGATAAACGAAGAGGAAAGATACAAGAGGAAATATACACAAAAGAAAAATTAGCGGAAATGGTGGATATTAGTTTAGAAAAAAATAATGAATATCTGAAATTAGAAACCGAATTAGCTAATGCAACAGAGAAAAGGAGTTTAGAAGAAGAACAATTAATTCTTAATATAGAAAGAACAACAAATGAAGTAGATGCTCTAACCGAGGCTTTAGAAAGATTAAGAGAATCACAAGGTAAGCCAATTATAATTACTCCTGAACCCGGAAAACCTCCTGAAGAAAAACCTGTAACTATTCTTGCTCTTACCGATGAGCAAATTAAAGATATAGAAGACAAATTAACATATATGGCAAACCAATATAAAAAATATATGAGTGATGTAGCCCAATTTGGAGAAGAATATGTAGAAGAACATAATGCACAATTGGTTGAAGATGGCAAAAATTATGCTAGCTACTTATCTGATATGGCAATGAAATATAAAGACAATGCTGAATTAAGCAAAATGATTTCCGATGATATATACGAATATAACAAGGGAATAATAACAGAAAGGAAAAAAGCCGAAGAAGAATATTTCAACTATATTACTGAGGCAAGGGAAAAAGACCTCAAGAGTGAAGAGGATAGGTTCAGGGCTATAATCGGAGATTATAAAGAAGGCTCCGATGAATATTTAGGATTGGTGGAAAAGCATAACAAAAATATATTGGAGATTAATGAAAAATACGATAAAGAAATAGCAGAAGCAAAGTTAGTTATATTCAAGGAAGGTTTAGAAAAGCAAATAGGAGAAGAGGATAAAGCTTATAAATTAAGACTTGAAATAGCCAAAAAGGGACTTGGCAAAGAAACAGAAGCCTATAAAAAATATTTTGAATTTGTAAATGATAAGTTACAAGAAATAACAGAAATAGAAGAAGAAGAAGCTAAAAAGAAAAGAGAAATATTAGAATCCTATTTCGAATCCTATCAGACAACAGAAGAAAAGATTGTTTCAATCCATAAAAAGACTAACGAATTATTATTGCTAACCGATATTAAATATGAACAAGATAGATTAAGAAGCATAGAAAAACAATTGATAGCAGAGGTTGAATTTGCTGATGCAAAACAAAAAATAGATAATGAGATAGCGAAATATGGAAAAGAATTAAATAATAGACAATTGGAAAGTTTCATTCAATTTTTGGAAGAAATGAAAATAGAATATGGGAATTTTACTGAGTTTATAATTTATCTTAATGAAAAGATAGCCGAATCACAAAAGCAGATATGGGAAAATACAATAAACGAAATTAATAATACAGTTGATGCTATACATGCATTAGCTGACGTTATCGGTAATTTTGATACAGAACTTGAAGGAATGATAAACGATGTAGCCAATTTAGTCGGTGGAATAGGCCAAATAATGGCTGGTTTTGCAACTGGTGGTATTTTAGGTTTTGCAGGGATTTTAGGCGGGATAGCGGCTGCCATAAGTGCTATCTTTAATATCTTTACCGTCCACCATTCTGATGTCCCTGAACTTCAAGAACAGTTACATGAAATTACCCTCGAACTACAAGCACAACAAAATATATTAAATCAAGCCGTAGGGACTGCAAAACCAGAAGCAATACAGAATATAATTGATTTACTTCATGAGCAAATTGCCGTATACAATGAAATGATTGCAGCCGAACAAGAAGCCTATGGGCAATTCCTCTGGTTTACCTGGAGCGAAACTGACCAAGCAAATATAGAGCAATGGTTGTCGTCTATACAAAATATCAATGCAGAGATAGCCAATCTACAACAACAATACCAGCAAATACTGACAGGAACCACTGCCGAAACGATTGCCGATGCCATTGCTGAAGGATTCTCTCGAGGATTGGATTCAGCCCAGGTCTTTGCCGATACTTTTAACGAAATGATGAAAAAAGCAATTATAGATGCCTTTAAAAGGACTATAATTACGCGATATCTCCAAAGTTGGTTAGAGTTGTTTGCATACCTATCCGAAGGCGGATTAACAGCAGAAGAAATGGATTCATTAGCGAAAAGATATCTGTTTCTTCTTAAATACGCAAAAACACAATGGGAAACAATGGAGGCGCTTTTGGCATCGATCGGTATAGACTTAGGAGAAGTGTTGTCAATCGAAGATATAGTAGATCAGGCACAGGAAGCAATGATAGAAATTGCAGGTATAACAGAAGAAACGATTGCTGATGCTATAGCCGAAGGCTTTAGTGAGGGATTGGATTCTGCTGAAGTTTTTGCAGATACTTTCAATGATATGATGCGGAGAGCGATGATAGATGCTTTCAAGAAAACTATCATCACTCAATATCTTAAAAATTGGATGGAACAATTTGATATTTTATCCGGAGGCGGATTAACAGTCGAGGAAATAGCGAGTTTAGCATCAACTTATCAAATGGCAATTTTAGCAGCAGGATCTCAATGGGAAGCAATGCAAGCACTTTTCGACGCTGCAGGTATAGGATTAGAAGAGGCAAGAAGGACGGGCTTGACTGGAGCTATCGCGGGCATAACAGAGGAGACAGCAGGACTTTTGGCTGGCCAATTCCAGGCAATTAGGATCAATACCGTGGATATACTTTCTAATATGGAAAGCATAATAATAATCAATGCGAGGATTGCTGATAACACTGAATATAATAAATATCTAAAAGATATAGATGATAAATTAGGTAAGGGGATATCAATGGAAAGCGAATATTTAAGGGGAGTAGGAGGTGTCTAATATGCAATCCGGATATAAGATTGGCAGTAATGATCTAGCCTCTACGTATGGGGTTTATGTCCAAAAAGTCAGGGGCAACTTGGATTTTCTGAAAAGAAAAGGGGAAACAGCCCATAATTGGCTTGATTATAATGGAGAGGAAGCCTATACCGATGCCGGTGATATTCATTTTGAGCCCAGAGATATACTTTTATTTTGTTATATAAAGGCAGACACAAAAACGGATTTTCTAAATAATTTGAATTCATTTAAAGCTGTATTGGAAGGACCCGGGCTTCATACTTTAAAATTACCATTTTCAAGTAGTATTTTGAGTGTATATCTTAAAGATGGGGGAGCTCTAGATATGCTGACTGGCTGGAATAGTTCTAAATTAGTGGGTAAATTTATTCTGAAATTGAGGGAACCAGTGCCAAAAGTAGCATCAGTTTACGAATATGCGGGTAGCGGTAACTTTGTTTATAGCGGAACTGCCACCTTAGGAGAATAAAAAATGGAACTTAATATCTATCGAGGAACATCGATCTGGCTGACAATAAAAATTGATGATAATACCCGCCTTATCAACCAACTTTTGGGTGAAGATATCGTCAGATCATCTTTTAATTCCCATATTTTTTTGAATATCAATATCGGGGATTATATTGTCTATGGTGGCGTTATATATCACGTGAATAATCTTCCCAACATCAAGAAAAATTCCTCAAATTCTTTTGATTACGACATCACTTTTGAATCTGAATCCTACGAACTGCTCAAGACACAATTTCTGGATCTGGATGGGAATTCTGACTTTTACCTGGTAGGGAACCTGGAAACATTTCTCGACCTGATTGTAACCAACATGAACCGGGAACATACCGGCTGGGTGAGTTTGACTCGTGATCAGACAAATAAAGATTATAAATTGCTAAGCTTCTCAAAATCCAATTGTATGCAGGTCCTGCAGAAATTATGTGGGGAATTCGAAGGAGAATTTTATTTTGAATTTGAATTGGTTTTTTCAGAGGGGGCGAAACTGCCCTATCATCCTGCCGGTGAGGAGGCAGTGATATATTATAAACCTTTTGCCGATGCCGAACACGGTTACGAGACTGCCGAAGAAGGTGGGATTGCTATTTATACAAAAGATATCTGTTTTACCGATAAGGCAGGCAGGGATCGAGCAGGGTTAGTCTTTGAATATAAACAGGGCTTGAGAAATATCCACAGAACCACATTGAGCGAAAAAAATATTATTACGAGGTTATATGCCTTTGGTTCGGAGAAAAATCTGGCAAGTGATTATAGAGACCATTCTAAAAGATTAAAATTTGTAGATGGCGGGGTATCCTATCTTGAAAAGAATGTTGATAAGTATGGCACAATCGAACATACAGAAATATTTAATGATATCTATCCTCACAGAGAAGGGGTAATAAACTCAGTAAACCCAGGGGATATAACAAAATTTACCGACGTTGATATGCCCTTTAATTTAAATCATTTTTTACTTCCCGGAATAACTGCAAAACTTCATTTCAATGTAGGGAATTTAGCAGGGTACGAATTTGAGGTCTCTGCTTATAACGATACTACCAAAGAATTTACTATCATAGCTTACAGAGATGAGCGAGGCTATGAACTACCTAATGCCATCTTAAAGCCTGCTGGGGGTAACAAGTATGTTTTGTTAGATATAAAAATGCCGCAATCCTATATAGATACTGCTGAAACAGCCCTACAAACTAAAGCCCAAATTTATCTTGATGATAATTGCGAACCGAGAGTAACCTATATTATCGAGCCCGATTGGAGAAAATTTATTGAGTTTAAGGCGGGGGATTTTATCACCATAAAAGACACAGATTTAAGTATAAACGTAGTAACCCGGATTATAGAATTGACTAAATCGGTGGCCAATGAATACAAGTATACCCTGAAACTGACTGATCATCTGGAAGTGCAGTTGATCCAACGGCTATATTCCGAACAAGAAGATTTAAAGAAGAAAATTGAGATCGGGGAAGGCGGGGATATTATCCGGGCAAGGCGAAACTGGAAAACGTCCGAAGAACTTAGGACGATGGTCTTTGACACTGACGGATATTTTGATACAGGAAATATCAGACCTGCCTCAATCGAAACCGGAATGCTGTCAGTGGGGTCAAAATCTACCCAATATATTTTAAAGGAAGTACTAATTGAAGGGAATTATCAATCCAATGTAAGCAAATTCCATGCAAGCGAAGGACAGTTAATCCATCTATCAATTGCAGACAAGATCAGGACCTGGACATTATCGGAGAATACTCAAAGTAACTTGGTAAATGCAACAGCCTATTATATTTACGCAAAATGTAGCAAAGAGCCTCCCGATGCCGGACAGGTTATAGTTGATTCTGTCCAAAGAAGATTTGATGATTATCCTACTTATTATTATTTTCTTATCGGGGTATTGCATTCGGTAGTTGACGCGGTACGGGGAATATCGCTCACCTATGGCCAGACGATTATAAATGGGGGGTTCATTCAGACAAACTCAATTACTGCAGATAAATATAATGAACTTCGTAATACTTATGTTTTTAATGGTGATGATAGTTTAGACGCCACTTTTCCGTTTGAATTAGATTTTGAGATTGTTTCGGAAATGACAACTATACAAAGTGTAAAATTATCGTTTAGAATAAGGAAATTCAGGGCTTATTCAACAGGAGCGGCGAGTGGTGGTAGTTCTACCCCAACGAGTAATAGTGGTGGGGAACAAACGCCAACATCAAGTTCTGGTGGTGGACAAACATCATCACAAGCATCACCAGTTGCCATAGAACAGGTTGTGAAATATGGACAATATCCAGCACATGAGGGGGGTTATTATTTTCCAGAAATTCCAGATCCAGTAAATGTTTCTCTCCCTACTCATACCCATACAGTTGCAAATCATACCCATACTGTTACAGTTGCGGCTCATGCCCATATTGTAACTATCGTTGCACATACCCACGGTATAACTTATGGGATTTATGAAGAGGCTCAATCACCCACTATAAATGTTTTTGTTTCCAACGATGGGATTAATTATGGAGATAGTATAGGAGCATATACAACAGACCAATTGGATATAAATATTGCAGGGATTAGCGGGAGTGGCTGGAAGCGCATTAAATTTACATCTAATGTTCGGGCAAGAATCGCGGCGATTATCATGTGTAAAATCGATTTATCGGCCTAGGAGGTAAAAATGTTAAAAGCATGGTTAATAAAAACATTTTTTAGGAATAGAATACTATTAGAAAATATACTCATAGAACTTCGTAATATTCATTTTCATTTAGATAGTATAGATAAAAATCCTAAAAATTGAAATATTTGATGAAAAGATATATAATGATAAAAAGGTAGGATTAAATGAAAAAAATTATTTTATCAATCTTGATTTTAATATTATTGACTGGTTGTAGTGGGCTATATAATTTAGATAATTTTATATTACCTGATGATTCTGAATTTTTAGCTTTAATTGAAGAATTAAATAATCCCGAGAAAATCTGTCAATATATGAAAGATAATTTTACTTACGAATTACACATTTTAGACCCTTTGACACCTTATCAATTGTATATTTTAAGAAAAGGCGATTGTGATGACTTCTACAATTGGGCTGCATTTCTTGCTAATTATCATGGTTATGAGGTATATCAAGTAATGATATATCAAAAAAATACTATTATAAAACATTGTATTGCAATTTATAAAGAAGATGGTAAATATAATTTTTCAGATAATCAGTATTATATTTTTATAGAAGCAACGAATTTTAAAGAAATTGTTGAATATGATAAATATTTAACAGGTAAAGACTGGATAAAGTATATTGTTTATGACTATTGGAATGATATTGTAGAGGAAATATCTAACAATTAAATAAATTTTATTTCGGGAGGGATAAAATGAAAAAGGTCATTTTATTAAGCATAATTTTAATATTCTTAATTACAGGAATAGCATTTGCCTTTCAGAATGAACCTGATGGATTTAGGGGATTGAAGTGGGGAGACGCACCGACAGAGGATATGAAGTTTTTTATAGAAAACTTAGATGGTATAGATAAAGGATATGAATATACCAGACCGAATGAAAACAATTATATTGGTAGCGTTGAGATTTCTTCTGTATATTATTATTTTAATTTACGTAACAACCAATTTTATAAAATGAGTACGGGATTTGGAAAGAAATATCTTTGTATTTTTACAGCTATATTCAAAGATAGATTTGGTGAACCAACAAAAGAAGAAAAATATCTTAATGGTTATGGGATAATATGGGACGGAGAAATAACACTTATACGTATGTTTTATAATACAGATGTGGATTATGGGTTTGTAACATTTGAAAGCAAGAAAGTCAAGCCAGAAGAACCGCCAGAAATAGATATAGAGATAGAGAGAGATAAAGCTAAAGAAGATTTTTAATAATTAATAAATAATTTCTGAAAATTAAATAAATCATAGAGCTCCACTTTTAGAGAGCCAAGAATAAGAATGATAAAACATTCTGTTTTTGGCTCTTTTTTTATTAAATAAGAAATGAGGTGATAGTTTATGCCAAGATATAAGTTTACCCAAGAATCAGGAATAGGTTTTAAAGTCGTTCATCCTGATAAATCAGACGCCCAGGAAGATACTAACGAGGTTAGGCAGGTAGTTGATGATCTGGGTGATCTTTTGGGCCACGATAAAAGAGACGATCTATATCCGGGAGATGGAACTACCGGGGGCAAATTAGCTATCTCAGAAAGTCAGCTTAACATTTCTAATATTGTATTCTGTTCTGATTACGAACATCCCGATGACGCAATTACCGCTATCGGAGCAAACAATAAAACCTTACTCGTAACCGAAGCTGAAACTTGCGACACTAACTTTACTGTACCTGCGAATGTAATGGTTAAATTTGAACGTGGCGGAAAATGGACAATAAACGATGGAATTACAGTTACTTTTA